AGTAATCTTAAAAACAAAAACAAAATGGCTGGACTATCAGACAACAATGAATTCAAAACTCCTCAACAATCTTTAATCAAGGACTATCACATCAAAGCGGCAGAACACCACTTGCCAAAGATTGGATTTCCTAATCCATCTCAAGAAGCTATCAATCATTTTATTTACATGATGCACGAAGCTGAACTACAACTTGGCGCTTTTACTAAAGGCCTTATGACTGGTGAAAATCTTGAGAAACGCTACAAGTATCAAGTAGAGCAATACAACTCGGCTAGTGAGCCTGCTAAAAAGATTGGAGCTGCGGCTTATCTGTTAACTATGCAAGTAAATTTGCAAGAGCAAAAATAATCTAATACAACACGCATAATGAAAATCTCAATCTCAACAATCGGTTATGAACATGCAGGCCGTGAATGTGCGCGCACTATGTATATGTTCAATGAAAACACCAAAGAACACCAAAGTGCAATCAAACAATTTCTAGAAATGGAAGAACGAGTACTAAATCCTAAAAATGAACTTGATTTTGAACTTGCTAAAGCTTTCATCACTGCTGGTGGTAAATTTATCGAAGAAGTAAAATCAAACGTGAAACAAACCACTATTTGATAGTATAACATATACGCGGACTGTAGGCGGGGTTTTTTAGTATCGTTCCATAGTATGTTTATTCTCCCTCGTTAGTTTTGAACCGCAGAGCAGGATCCCTACAGGTCCTGCTCTTTTTTTATATAGCCCGTCCATTTCTTACTATTGCAACGAGTTTTAATATCTGCGCCACTTAATCTAGTATCTGTGTTAATCGCAGCTTCTTTGAAAGTTCTATATGGTATACCGTCTATCTCACACTCACACCCTTCTACTTTATCTAAATCCATTGCAGCTATATCAGGATTTCCTTTGATGAAGACCAGGATGTTCTGGTGAGCTCTGGCAACCTTACGGCTGGACTTGTATATCCTGTTCATAATTTTGGAAGCTCTTTCAGTATGGTTAAGCAACACAAAGTCATTGTAGTAATGGAAGCCAGCTTCTTCAGCTGCTTGAATAGTAAATGGAACTAAGCCTCGGTATTTACCAATCTTATAGTCTCTAAGTTTTGCAGCGTCTCTAATCTCAGACACTACAAGAACCATGAATCGATTGTCCTTTAACTGATCGAAGGTTAGACGAAGGATCGAAGCATACTTGGTCTTGAACGAATCCCAGTCGAGAGTACTTAGATCATCTGAATGGTCTGTGTAAATCTCTAGGTTATGATAAGGTGGGCATGTGAATGCCAAGTCGTACTGTTGATCAAGAGTTGGCAGAATGGCTTCAGAGTCTCCGAGAATACAATCAACTCCAAACTGTTTATTGGCTTCGACTTGAGCCTCAGAGATATCGATGCCAGTGTATGTGCAGCCAAGCTCTTGAGCCACTACACCTCTCGCTGGTCCACCTGCAAATGGATCAAGGATTGAACCACCTTCAGGGCAATACCAACTATAGAATAGTTCGGCTACAACGGGATCAAAGATTGATGGTTCATAACCAAAGCCACCTGCACGGCTAATGGTCTTCTCACGTCCTATGGAAGTTGATAGGTTCCACCAAGTCTTGCGAGCCATCCATTCTTTCTTACGACTATCTAAGATTGAGATATGATTCATCGTCTTGGTTTAATGTAATTATAAGAGCCTAACTGCTTGTTAACCTTACGATTGTAGTTACAGATTGCAGTAGCGATAACCGTATCGTCGTGTGCGCCGTTTGGGTGTCCGTAGGAGATAGAACGCGTCTTAGGATTATAAGTATATGTAAAAATGCTGAGCTCATTATATAGCGCAGGAAATAACTCTTTTGAGGGTATCTTGATAGTGCTCTCATTCATATCAAGGATAAGGCCTTCTATCACTTCATTCTTGCTCTTGTTAGTGGTCATGAATGGATGTACATTCTGATACTGTCTCTTAAACATTTCAAAAATTGGACTCCCCACTCCATTTTCTTCCACCATAACAGTAGCATTCCACTTCTTGGCTATAGCGACCATCTCGTTGACCATCACATTCCACTCCGCATTGTTCTTACGGTACATCTCAACTATTTGGCCTTCACGGTCCATCACAGTCATTACAGTGAAATCCTCAGCTCTCGCGATGTCGGCTGCAGCGTAGTAAGGGCCATTACCTTTAGGCCACTGACTAAAGCAGTTTTTATCGATATCTGTGAATACTTCACCTCCTGAGTCTATGAACTCTGCCATGTACTCCTGTTTGAAGACGGCCTCTGGCAGTGTTCGTTTGGCTTCTTCTATTTCTTCTGGATTGATGAACGGTGAATCGTATGAGGATCCAGTATATGATTTGTATTGTGGATAGTCTTCTGATTGGCCCATCAAGAACAACTCATAGAAAAGTGTTTTACCCCTAGGAGTTGATGTGAATAAGACCTTGCGGCCTTTGACGAGAAGTGTTGGTTTGATAGCCTCGGTCCAGGCTTCTTCTTTCATGTATGCAAATTCATCTAGCACCGCGAAGTCGATTGTATAACCTCTAATCGCGTCATACCTTTCAGAAGATCTAAAGATGATTTGGCTACCATTCTTTAGAATTATTTCATTGGCACTATAGTTGGCAGACTTAACAACCCCACTGCCACCAATGGCACTCATCAAATCCTTCATCACCTTCTGGCACATGGAGTATACCGGACTTACCCACATTATCTTGCAAGGTCCGTTGTTCAGAGCCCAGTACATCACCAGATTCATGCTCAACATTGTTTTGCCGATCTGTCTTCCACATGATACAATATGGTACTTCTCCGAGCCCAATAGGACTCCATTCAAAATATTCTTCTGTAGGGGTGTAGGTGTGAAACCCACGAAAGTCTTTTGTTGACTCATTCTTCATCGGTTTCGTCTACGTATTCACCGAATACTTTTGCACTCGATGGATGACGATTGAAATAGTTAAACACATTTTCCTGTTCGTCTCCAGGGTCACTCATTATATAAGTCTTCTCCATCATAGTAGTGGTTATATTCGATCATTTGCCTTGGCCTCTGTATTTCTTAAGAGGCTTGTTTTTCTTTGAGTGTACTCCCTTGCGCTTACGTCTGGGCTTCTCAAGTCTTGTTGCTGTGGATTGCTTAGCCATTATACTTTATCTATATCGAAATCTTCGTTAGGCTCTTGGTCTGTTGGAGCATCACCAAACTTGAAATTGACGTTAGCAAAAAGGTCAGCTCCATCTGCGCCCGTTACTTCTTGGCGACTCATAACTGGTATGAATCTCTCAGAGATTTTCAAGGCTATTTCAAGAGCTCTAGCAGGATCATCAGCTGCAACGGCTGAAAGCCAAACTTCATATTGCTCTAGGTTGTTCTCAAGTAGAAGCGCGAATGCTTCTTTTAATTGTTCTGTAACTCTATTGGCACTTCCCTTTGGGCGGCCGTTGTAGTTTCTGTTAGGATCGAATCCGTGTTGAAAAGGCATAGCTATAATATATGTTTATATAAGATATACTTACATAGTTTTCTTAAAAGCTATCAGAATGTTTCTAGCATTGTGGTAGCAGCGACCACATGATGTTGGTTTGTGGTTGCCTTTAGGGTTTAAGATGTTCGCAATCTCAAAGACCTTGGCCGATTCTTCAGGAGTTGGTCTCTTATTACTTGGTGGAAATATCAGAGCATGGTCTTCAATCCACTGTTTGATTTCTTGGTTTGTCATTATTCGAACTTGTTTGTTTCGTTGCCCCAGACATCCCATCCTGGAGTTGATGTTCTTGCAAACATTTCTAGTTTGCTCTGAGTAGGGTGCATTCTTTCTATTCTATTTCGTATTTCATCTGGTTTACGTGAGTGTTGTCTACGTTTTTCAGATAGAAACTGCCTTTCATTTCTAGTACCTCTTGGCTTTGGTATTGTACCACCTTTCTTTTTAAATACAAGCACTTGTTCAGTAGCTCCTACAGTATAGCTACCTGGGTTAAACATTTGTTTGTCCCATACGAAAGCTACTGTTTTGTATTCAAACCCCCAATGTTCTGCTATTTCTATACCTGCTGCAAGAAATGGAGATGTTATCCACATGTATATCAAACTATCTTTGTTAGTTAGTTCATTAATTGGCAACTGTTTTAGTTCATGATTGCTCATTGTAGGGTACTGTTCAGTTAAGTCTTGTTGTCTAGATCCTGATTGTAGCTTACTATTATATCTCCATGGCGGGTCCATGTAAATGATGTCGTATGTTTTCATAGTCTGTTAAGAATGCTGTAAATGGCTTCGCTTGTAACTCCTGTTAAGGCTGCCGCTAGGAAACCGTCGTTGCCGTATTGTATGACTAACGGGAATAGTGAAACCCAGAAACCCATACATAGGTTACAGCTGAAAGGTTTAGTGTTAATCTCTAAGTGAGATGTGAAAAACTCTACTGCTAGGTGTGAGAAGGCTGCTAAGCCGATAATGTTAAAGATCATAATTGATGCCTCTATTTTTAAGTTCTTGGCGGATGTACTCTTTCGCCTCTTCGACTGCTGAGCTAATCGAAGTTCTTGGGATGTCCAACTCTCTGGCCAACTTGCTGTAGTTAGGAGTCTCTAACCACATCTGAAAAAGCTTTGCAGAAAACCACATCTTCTTGGTATCGATTGCCATCTCCTCTATGATGCCTTCGATTGCTTCGATAATGAAGTCCTGCTCGTAGTCATATTCGTGTGTAGATCTGGATTCTAGTCGATTGTTGAAATCATCATCACTGA